TGCGATCTGGAGATTCATAAGAAAGAATTCTATGAAAGTCTCCTACTTTACAAGGTTCTTGGGACCAGGAACCCCTTAGAGTCATAGTTTTACATTTACCATTCATTTACATCTCCTCCTAGCTGCTGCCGCACATCTCTTGAAACCGTCCTTTTTCCAGGAACCATTCTTCTTTTTGTACTTCGGGGCTAACTTCTTGAATTCCCTTCCATACTTTCTATGATATGCAGATACTTTCTTTTTCCTAGCTGGAGTTCTTCTTCGCCTTGATCCTGGAATGACTCCCATGTTTGAGGCTTGCATTGCTCTCATTAACAATTCATTAGAAAGATTAGTTTGTTTTAGTATAGGTGTCTCTCCTGGGACTATATCATAGACTCGTTGAGCCGGTATAGCAGCCTGAGGTGGCACACCCATTGCGCCAAACCCGACAGCCATTACCAGGATCTCTAGCACATCCTGGATAGCGTCTATATCCGCTTGCTTAACCATTAGATCACACTCATTGCTGAGATAGACTTAGGGCCATTGCCGCTTCACGAGACATTTTCTCTACTGTGCATTCTAAAACTACGTTACAAACAATATCTGAGGTCCAATCAGTACCGATTTGAGATCCTAGGTACAAGGTTTCAACTGCCACCAAATAACCGTTAGAAAAGTGTTGAGGTGCGTGTGAATCGTTGTAAGTTTGAGCAGGTGGGTTAGTTGTTGTGTCTGAGTTACGAGCCCAAAGCATTCCTTTAGCCATTGTCGACTTATCAAAGAGAGTGACTAATTGAGACTGGCTTTGAGTTGTGATCTGAAAACTAGCAGGCGAAGCAGAGTTACCCGTCATCGTTGGTGGGGTTCCGTCTTCTTTTGTCCACTCATATTCAACATTGTGAACTCTAAGAACTGCTTGTCCTAGAGCGTCTACATAAGATCCGAGTGGAATACTCCCCTGGGCGAAAGCACCAGAATTTGGGGCGGTCAGTTGCGCGCGAATAAAGAATGAACTCTTTGGCATGTAGTATAGTAGTAGTAGTTAGTTAATAATATACAGTATAGTATAGTATAGTAATAAAGACATAATCAGACATACATTTATAGCATTATCCAGTATGCGAGAACTATGCCTCTACGCTGTAAGTACTGTAAAATTGAGATAACAATAGATGAATTTGAAGCCCGGACTTTCCTTTTAGAGTGTCCAACTCATAGATTTGGAACTCATGTTTGGGTAGGAGTGATCTAAATGGCTGCAAGAAGAACCACAATCCACTTGGGAAACCAACAATACACCTGGGCAAAAGCAAATATTCCAAACCTTTCCCATTTCGTTAGAACTAAAATCGCTGAAGAACAAATGAAACAAGCTCCAATAATGAATCATACAAAGTGGGTAGACTCCGCTAAGAAATGTTATCCTCATACAAAAGGGGGTTATTGTGGCCTTTGTTGGCCTGATGGAATACCTTCTAGGGCTGAATGGTCAGAATACCGCCAGGAGATCATCAATAACACCTTCAGAGGATCCTGGGACGACTGGATTAACATGCTCGCTAACCGATGGGAGAAGAAAACACAACTCCAATTAACAGATTTTCCAAAAGATGAGCCTCAAACCCCCCCTAGAAGGGGTATATTGACCCGAATTTGGAATTTTCTTATATAAAGAAATCACGAATTGATCGACTGACCTATTCCTTTCAACTGTTGAAGAATTCCTTCAGTAGGTGAAATATTGATTTCTTCCAGGACAACGAAGTAATTCCATTCAATAGTAGGTGTATTGTCTCCAAATTCTTTCGTATATTGAACTGTTACAAACAAATCATTAGTAATTATTCTATCCAGGTCTATTAACATCTCAGAATCATCCAGGAAACCTCCTCTTCTCCAATTGGAAAGGAAGTCTCCCATACAACTGGTTACTTCTGCTGTTAATTCGTAGCCATTTTCTAGCCAGGCTATTTGCCTGCTCTCACTACAATCCAGTGGAGCTTGAATGTTTTGGTTGTCACTTGTATCAGTCCAGAGGGCAGACCAGTATTGAAACGCGTTATCTCTGTCTTGTGCTGATACTCCCCAGTCACCAATTGCTTCTTTTGGCCAGACCCAGGCACCTTTGAGAGCCCAGGCTTTAGTGCGATCTGGAGATTCATAAGAAAGAATTCTATGAAAGTCTCCTACTTTACAAGGTTCTTGGGACCAGGAACCCCTTAG